CCTTAGCCGCAGTCTCCATAAACTTATCGGGACCATCAACCCCAGCTTCCTCAGGATCAGCAGAATCCAACGAATCCAAGTTCTTAAGCTGCTGCATAACCTCAGCCCGAACCTTCTTAGGAAGCCTAAGCAAATTAGACAACGAAACCTCAGTGCCGTCCGACAGTTCAATCACAATCGGGGCGAAGTTCTTCTCAACCTCTTCTTTAAGAGAATCAAGCGTAAATAGCTGACCCATTAGGCAGACCTTTCAATAATCTTATTTGACTTACTTAAGTTACATTCTAGACACAACAATTGAACATTGTCATAACTGTGCTTACCGCCTTTAGACAATGGAATAACATGATCTAATGACGGGAAGTTTTTAGCGGGATACACAGCATCCTTGTCGCAGACTATACCACAATTCTGACAGATGTAATCAACTGCCAAGAAAACGACAGAATGGTCTATGTGTTCAACAAACGCCGCACGCACTCTAGCCCTGCGGCTAGAAGCCCAAACCCTACATTTATCTTTCTGATATATGCGTTGGTTCCTAGACCTTTGTAAATAATCTTCTTTATTTTCCTCGTAATGCTTACGAGCTAACTGTTTCTGCTTATCTGGATTCTTCTCGCGGGACTTACGGTTAGCGGTAACCTTAGCAGCAGAACATTCTTTGCATCTGCATTTATGGCGGTTGTATCCGCTGATAGTTCCATGTTTCATACTTCTCCTAAGGCGGTAGGAAAATAGAGGCAGAGGGGGCTACCCAGGCCCGCCTGACGAAAGGCAGCCCCCTCCACCAGTCTATTTAGACAAATAGCCCATCGGCTATCCATTGGAACTTGTTCAAACCACCATGCTTAAGGAAGGTGGCCCGGACAGGCAGTGCGGCGAACTCGTCAACCGCAAGCGAAATGGAATCATCACGGCGCAGCGAAGCCTTAGGCGAATAGAACGCAACCTTACGGTCACCGTCCACAATCACAATCAGCAACGCTTTCTCAATGGGGGCAGGCGTACCGCCGGCCACCCCGAACACGCCGGGAGTTGACGATGCGTTCGTACCGTAATACAGTTCAAATGTTTCGGTATCGAACTGGTGCAGCATCAGGGTCAGGTAATCCGCAATCGGATCGGTGACAACCTCACGCAGCGACTCATTCTGCCAAGTGCCACGAACCTCGGTGTCTCCACCGTCGAATCCGAACTCGGGCAGATCACCACGCGACGTGTGACCAACATTCACCCAACCGACACCGGACTGCTGAACCGGCTGCAATGCAGCAGAACCGCCAGTCAATCCGATACCCTGCAAGGTGAACGCACCAGTCACAGACGGATCAAGGGTGATGATATACGGAAAATCGGTTCCGGTCACGGTGACCTTACCGACACCCACCGAAGCCAAAGCTTCAAGTGCGTCCTGAATCTCATCTGCGGTGGCATCGAAATCAATGTCGGTAGTCACATCAGTGCCCACCGTCAGCGTGAATGTTCCACCAGTGGCAGCCGAAACCAGACGCTTAGCACCAGACGGCACCGCAAACGTATTGGGATCGAACGCCTCAATTTCAGCCGGCGTAGGTGCGGCGGTACCAACCGGCCCCGAATACACCCACCCGACAGCCGCAGTCAAAACTGCGTTGTCATTAAGCGACATTACAAACTCCTACTTTATTGGATTAGGGGGTCTAAGCCCTACTTGAATAAGACCTTGGACCCGCCAGGAGTCCATAAACTTAGAGCTGAATTGGGTCATGCCCATGTTCTCTCTAATAGAGTGCAGATAACCGGCATCTGTTTGTTTCTGATAAAACACTGCATCATACAGCACCTCAAGTGCGGCATTATACAAATGTTCACATTCTGGATAACCCTCATCACTGTATGCTGTCATTTCAACACCAGGCCACTCCATACCGTGAGGGTATGTTTGGTTTCGTGGGCCACCAACCCGGCGAACATTCAGGATCGGGTATTCGCGGAAATCAATATCCGCACCCCATGATCCGACGTTAACACCGGACAGTATAGGTGCGTCCCGCAGCAGCGGGATCATCACAGCTTGCACTCGCGGCATCCGGCCTCGCAGAGTAGACTCCACATGCTCTAACTTAGGCTGCTTCATCGTCTACCTCGCCTTCTGAATCGGTATTTGCCGAACTCAGCTATTGCTCTCGACAAAATATACAAACCTCGCGGTGCGCGGGATGGAATGTTTTTAAACCAACCCGAAGGGGCGTGACCCATCTCTATAGCCATAGCTCCGTGCTTATATTCGGCTTCAAGGGTCACAATGTAGTCGGTGCCGCCGAAAGCGGGAGAAGGTTCAGAACCGAATGTGATTTTAGTCAAACCACCAGGGTCAGCGATCTTTTCCCATTCGGTTGTTGACCTAGCTTGCCGCAAATTATATTCAGCCCTGCGGTCAACTTCTTTAGCGTACTTCTCCACACCCGGATCGGCAACCGGCATCAACTTAGGGTACATAACCGGAACGGAATCCAACACCACTTTAGCCATTAGTACCTCTTAATGGTGTAAATGAAATGTGCCGTCTTACGGGAACTGTTATATCGCACCGTAGTGCCGAACAACGCCCACCGTTGACCGTTCCATTCAATTTGTGACTGAGAACCCACCTCGCCGTGTTTCTCAATCCACGCTCTAGGGAACCGAATCTGATACACACGTTCAGACTCATAACCCTCAACATCTTCTTCTTGTTTCCGCGAAGCAGTACCAGACTGCCCCAACGGTTGCGCCCGGATACGGGCCGGCGTACCAATCTTAGACGGGCGGGTACGAATATTACCATCCTCGTCGGTAACAACCTCTTCCATGAAAACAATCACATCGTCGGTTGCCTGATCCAGTAGGGACATTATCCCCCCTCAGTGAACGCCGGAACTAACTCAAAGAAACCTCCGCGAGAGTAGCCCAACAATTCCCATTCCTCGGGAAGAATCTCCAACTTACCGGCAACAGTCTGCTGACTGTACTGGTATGTGTAATTGCCGTCAGTTTCGGACACGAACCCCTCAGGGTTACGCAGGAAACGTAACACCGTGTCACTTTCAACCCTGACAACATCATCACGGTCAATTTCGCCCGACAACACCAACGCATCAAGGTCGGGTATACGCCTGCGGATCATTCTGTGAACATCAGCAAGCTTAACGTCGATCAAGGCGGCTTCTTCAACAGTAGGTGTCCGTGCCCAGCGAACAGCTACATCTGAGCTAGTTGCATAGGCCATTGAACTGCTACCCTTCAAACTCTTCTGGGACAACGATCTCAACCTCTCGCGGGTTGGAAACGCCAGCCGAACTGCCACGACCACGTTTGGGTTTAGCTACGCGATGTGCAGGTTTCCACACTCCGGTTGCACACAATTCGCGGCCAAGAACTTCATCAACCTCGGCGGTTCCGTTGTTTCCGACATGCTGGATAAGCATAACTCTCCTATCGGTAGCGGCGGGGGGAACCCGAAAGTTCCCCCCGCCAACAAACTACGGGGCTACGTCAGTCAGCTTGACGAACGCATCCTTATCGTTGACCAGTGCGGCGTACTCAGCCTCAACACGGACAGCGACAAGGTTGTTCTGCCACAGCGACGTAATGCCAGAACCATCCTGGGCGGTCGAAAGATCAAGCGTAGCCTGATCCGTCACGTCGTAGGAAAGTCCACCGATCTGACCCCACACAAGCTGGGTCCAGTCACCCATGTAACCGACAGTGGTGCCGCTCTTAACATGATCCGACAGGTAGGTCGGACGGCCAAGAACACGACCCGAACGGAACGGGGCGTTGATATCAGCGTAGGTCGCATCAATGAACAGAGGACGGCCGGCGGCATCAACGGTGCCGTTCAGCAGCGGCTCAGCAACATCATCGAACAGCGTACCGTTCCACTTCTTACCATCAGCGAGAAGCAGCGACAGACCGTTGTTCAGTGCCGCATATGCGTCACCCGACAGCGAAACCGACTTGCTGGTGTCAGCAATCGACGCACCGAACGGATTATCCACACCGTTCAGGACAGCATTGTCGAACGCGAGGGCGATAGCCTCAGCCACCTTGACGCGCATCACGTTCAGGTAGTTCAGCGGATTCGCACGAACAGTTTCCGCAGATGCCACGAAGATCGTAGCGATCTTGTAAGGAACAACGTCCTGCTTGGTGAAGTCACCCTTGGTGATGGGCTTCTTCCCGCCCTCAGCGGTCCACTTAGCGGTCACATTGCCGTTCCAGTGGGGGATACGCACGCCCGAAGGTCCCAGCGGAATCTTCTGAGCAAGCTGCTGCACGATAGAGACCTTCTCTACCTGAGCGAAGTAATCCTGAGCGACAGACGGCTCAAGAAAACCTGAAAACATACCATCCGACGTTTGAGCAACATTGCTGCTAGTCGGGGCACTGGTGGGAGCCGGATAACCGGCCACACCATACTTGGGATTCACACCATCAGCGAGGGTGCTTGCCATAATAATTACTCCTTAAAATGATTAGCGGTGTCCAACAATTTTCTTAAGAGATTCAAGAAGCGGATCACCGTTCAGCGGGATCGTATTAGACGACCCCTGTGATGGGTCAACCGGGCGATCCTTAGGCGGATTCTTCCCGATCAATGACTTAACCCGACTGACGCTATCCTGAACCTCAGCCTCGTCATTACCCTGCACCAACGAAAACACCTCCAACACATCCTCGGAAGGAATCCCCGCAGACAAAATGGTGCGAAGTTTCAACAGATCAAGTTCCCTAGCAGACATTTCCTGCTTAAGTTCCTCAATAGTGGAATCCTTCACAGCCATATTACCCTCAAACTGTGCAAGCAGTTCAGCTTTAGCGGCAGCAACAGCATCATTCTTTTCAGTACGATATTTAGCAGCTTCCTGACGCAAACCCTGAACATAATCAAGGCTGAATGTTTCCGGCTTAGCGACCTCCGGGGTCACCGAAACAGATTCAGTAGTAGTATCCTCGGACATTATTGTGACCTCCTGGGTCATAGTGGACCCCATCCAGGGGTCGGCGGGACGATCAGGCTGCTGCGAGTGCAGTCCAATCAGTTGACTTAATTTCACCGCTATCAATCAACTGCCTTAGCTGATTAATTGTTTCACGGTTTAAGGTGGTTTTCTTCCACCTTCTCTCCTTAACGGAGTAGTATTGCTTACCGGGATTAGCTTCAAGTTCCGCAGAAGCAAGTTTACTAGCACGGATATACAGCTTCTCAGCTTTCTTAGCGGCCTCCTTGCCAACCCAGTTTTTGTAATTGAACACCGGAACAACTTTACAGTCACACCCGGCGTGCCACTCATCCATCATGGGAGTGACATCTTCACCACCGATAATCATATCAATCGTATCAGTATCGGGAAGTTTCAAACCAGCGGTAGATGCAGACTCGTACACCGGGCCGCGTGAACATAACATCAAACACCATGCACACGTTTCACGCCCGGTAGCAACCCTAGCCCAACCACGCACCATACGCCCCTCCGCATCACGCGGAGGATACCTGTGACCTGCCGGGGTGTTGTCCAAAATGTTACGGACAAGCTGCTCATTCACCCTCTCCGCAGTCACATAA